AGCTATAAGCAAGCCATGCTTTATAGCTATCAAAATCTAAGTGTTCTCCGGAGAAGTGTTTTTAGTTTGTGGTATGCTTGCCATCCAAATGCAAATTGCTGACAAAGGACTCAAAGATGCTGACGCTTGAAATGATCCGATCTCTTCTGCAAGACCGCCGCGTTCCTCTGGTTGCTGAGGCTACAGGTCTTCACTACAACACCATCCGCCAGATACGTGACACGCCAAGCGCTAACCCTACTTATAAGGTGGTTAAGGCTCTCAGCGATTATTTTGAGGGTAAATAATGGCTAACGCATGGTTTCGGATGTATTCCGAGTTCGCTACGGACCCAAAGGTGCAGATGCTGTCCGAGGTCAACCAGCGCCGTTATGTAATGCTGCTTTGCATGCGTTGCAGTAACGACAACGTAACGTTACATGATGAAGAGGTAGCGTTTCAGCTTCGCGTTACAGACGAAGAATGGATGGTCACAAAGGCTGCATTGATGTCGAAAGGCATGATAGATGAGGATGCAAAACCTTGCGCATGGGACAAGCGTCAATACATCTCCGACTCAAGTACTTCGCGGGTTGCAGCCTATCGAGAGCGAATGAAACAGAAAGGAAACGTTACAGAAACAAAAAGTAACGCCCTAGATACAGATACAGATACAGATACAGATAATAAAAAACCTGTCGCGGCAAAGGCCGCTAGGGTTAAGTTTGATCCGTTGCCAATGAAGCCTGCGAACGTAAGCGAACAGGTATGGGCTGAATGGTGCCAAGCAAGATCGGAAAGCAGAAAGCCATTGACCAAGGCGATGTGCACGGCCCAAGCTAAGCAGCTAGATGGCCACGGCAATGCAGACGAGGTTATCCGCAAGTCTATTGCTGCTGGATGGCAGGGACTGTTTCCGGATAGCGTCAAATCAGCGTCTGCGCGACACAGTGGATTCGACCAGATTGATTACATGGACGGTTTGACCGTCGCTGAAAACGGCTCACTACGATTCTGAGGAAATAATATGACCTTTACACAATTTACCTACCATGCAGGTCTTTGCCCTGCTCATCCTGAAGAGCGTGCCGGCTCAAGTGATGACGGAGCAACTATGTCTTTTTGCTTGGAGTGCTCCCGCGAGAAGCAGAAAGCTGAAGGGATAGCCGAACAAAAGGCTCAAGCGGAGGCGAGACGGGTTAAGGAAATCGCCGCTCGTATTGCGTCATGCCGTATCCCAGCCAGGTTCGCCGATAAATCCTTCTGGGACTATTCGCCATCGTCTGGTGGCCAGCGATCAAATCTCGAGAAGTGCCAAGATTACGCCGAGAATTTCGATACCCATTACGCTGACGGTCGATGCCTCATCCTTTCCGGCACTGTGGGCACGGGAAAAACGCATCTTGCGATTGCAATCTTGAAGGATGCGGTTGAAAAGCAAGGCTATACGGGTAAATACTGGACCGTGAACGGACTGTTGCAAGTTATCCGGTCTTCATACGAGAAAGACTCTGGCTTCAGCGAGTCCGACGTGATTTCCTCGGTCACAGATACTCATCTTCTGGTTCTTGATGAGGTTGGCGCAACAAAGCAGTCTGAGTTTGAGATGGCAACGCTGTTCAACATCATCAACTCAAGGTACGAATGGAAGCTTCCGACCATAATTATCTCAAACCTCGGGCCAAAGCAGATTGGCGAGGCGATTGGCGAACGATGCTTCGACCGTCTGCGCGAAGGTGGCAGCGAATGTCTTGTCTTCCAAGGAGAATCAAATCGCAAGAAATAGATTGCTCCGGCGCCAAGGAGGCAATACCATTACAGAATAATTACTCGGAGCGGGAAAATGAGAGATCCTTTTAGCCTGGAGGCTGAACAGAGCGTCTTGGGTGCAATGATGATTGCGCCTGAGATGATCGACCTGCTATGCGCTGACATATCGGCCAAGGATTTCTATTGGCAGGACAACGCTGATGTTTTCAAGGCAATCCTCGAGCTTAACTCGCTTAACCGTCACATCGACTTTTTGACGGTTGGCGAGCATATTGGGAATCTGGATAGCGGAGAACCAGCGTTCGCCTACACTGCGGAAATCCAGAAGGGCACGCCTAGTACTGCCAACGCAGAGCAATACGCAAGGATCGTGCGTGAGCGCTCCATGGACCGTGCTTTGATTGAGGCTGCACGAGAGATTCACGAGATCGCGCACAGCACCATTCAAACCGAGGACAAAATCTCGAGATCGCAGACGGCTATCCTCGGACTGGATACCGAGACAGCCACGAACGACACCGTGAACATCTTTGATTCGCTGGTTAAGCACATGGATGTTCTCGAGGTTCGGCTTGCTGGTGACAATGCTGTCACTGGCATCGCTACAGGGCACGAGGACTTCGATAATCACACCGGCGGTCTTCAGCCTGGTGGACTCTACCTTATTGCTGGTCGACCGAAGATGGGAAAAAGTACCCTAGCGATTGGGATCTGTCAGCACGCGGCCTTTCGTCAAGGCAAGCGCGTGATGATGTATCACCTTGAGATGACCGAGAAGCAGGTTATGGATAAGGTACTGGCTGCCGAGGCTACTATCCCGCTTGATGCCATGAAGGACGGCTCAGCATTGTCGGATCACTCGGCGCAACTCATGGCCGCTGTATCCAAGATGAAAGACGCGCACTTCGACGCTTCCTATCGCTCGAGCTACACAATGCAGCAGATCAGGGCAGATGCACGGCGCAAGAAACGCAAGGACGGGCTAGACCTGATCATGGTCGATCACCTTGGGCTACTGAACGCGGATGATCCAAAGCACAACCAAGTGGCAAAGATTACGGAGATCTCGAGGCAGGCTAAGCTAATGGCTAAGGAGCTGAATGTTCCGGTTTTGTTCCTGTCACAGCTCAACCGTTCGCTCGAGCAACGACCTAATAAGAGGCCTGTACCTTCTGACCTGCGCGACTCCGGATCGCTAGAGCAAGACGCTGACATGATCATCTTTGTCTATCGCGACGAGGTTTATCATCCGGATACTGATCGCAAGGGTATTGCCGAGATAATCATTGGCGCCGCTCGAGAGTGTTCGCCTGAGACGTTCTTCAGCATCTTCCAAGGCAAGTACTCGAGGTTTACCAAGCTTGATCCTGCTGTATTCCAAGGCTGGGATGAGGAAGAGCCGGCGCCTAAGAGTAATGGCGGGACTAAGTGGAAGAAGGAAGGTTTCTAGTGGAGAGCGAGAATGACTATCTGTGTTACGAATGTTGGGCCGGTGAATTTGGCAACCCTTTCGACTGCCGAACGCCAGAGCATCGAAGATCACAAAGCGGACTGTCTCCAGAGATGGAAGCTAGCTCGGGACCATGCCAGCGCGATCTATTTGGGGTTGAAGGCGAATAGGGGGAGATTATGGGCAGAGCGGGAATTGAAGACTAAGTCCGAGATCGAAGCCGAAACCAGGCGCCAACTTAACTTATTGCTGAAGGTTAAACGATGAGTGAATTGTGGGAAGAGGCTGACATCCAGCTTCTTAGGTTTGGTGTTGCGGACGGCCTATCCATTAAGGAGATGGCCGTATCGCTCGGAAGGTCAGATAAGGCGATTAGAAATAAATGCTGGCGCCTTGGATTGCTTGAGTCTCGCGAATGGACGGAAGACCAGATACAGATGATCCGCGACGAGTACGCTACCGAAAAGCCAGTTCGAATTGATAGGCTTGAAGAGCTGACAGGCAAGACAAGGGCAGCGATATTCCTCAAGGCTTCTAGGATTGGCCTTGGAGACAGGAATAGGAAAGTTGTCGAATTCCGAAAGGAGTACCCGAACAAATTCGATACCAAGGAAGAGCTATCGGCCTTTCATTCAGAGAGACAGAAGAAAGCGCTTGCAGAGAATGGACATCCACGAGGAATGCTAGGGAAGAGCCACAGTGAAAGCACGAAAGCCGCGTTATCATCGATATGCACCGAATGGAACCGGAGCCTTACCGATGAGAAAAGGATTGAATATCTGATTAAAGGAACGAAGACGAAGATGGCTAACGGCACATACGCACCACCACGCAAGAACTGCACATGGAAGGCTGCATGGCATGAGATCGGAGGAAAGCGTAAATACTACCGGTCCAAGTGGGAATCGAACTACGCCTATTACTTGGAGTCGTTGAAGGTCAACGGAGAGATCAAAGATTGGACGCATGAATCAAAGGTATTTTGGTTTGAGGGAATCAAGCGCGGCTGCGTTAGCTACCTGCCAGACTTCCATGTTATCCAGAACGATGGATCAGACGAATACCACGAGGTTAAGGGCTGGATGGATGCCAAGAGCGTTACTAAGATCAAGCGCATGGCTAAATATCATCCAGATGTCAAGCTAATTGTGATCGATTCCAAGGCTTACACGGCTCTGCAAAAACAAGTGAGCGCAACCGTTCCAGGCTGGCAGAAATAGCTTGACGCCAACCCAGCAGCACCGTAAATTGTTTTCACATTCAGAGGGAGTACAAAAATGAACATCGAATTCAAAGACGGCAAGATCACCATCGACGCTTACGACCTGCTTAGCTCGATGACTGATGAGCAGAAGCTTGACCTGGCAGAACGCCTGAGCTGCGAAGAGGTAATCATCAAGCATGTTGCTGAGCAGATTTTTGACGGGCTTACCGAGAATGGTCACTCTGGTTGCTTCGGTTCAGGGTCGCCATACCACTCAAGCGCATTGATGGACGCTAAGCTGCGGGTTGCTAACGAGGCAGGCGACGTAGCCAAGAGCGAGATCTCTACGCTTCAGTGGAAATACGAGCACGCTCACGCTCAAAGCGAGAAATACAGCAAGGCATACTTCGACCTGCTGCATTACGCTGAAGACAAGTTCGGCTACGGCTCTGTTCCGCGCGCTATCTAAGTGTTTTCCAGAGAACAGTTAAATTGAGAGTTTGGAGGGGTGTGATGGACGAACAAGAATGGATGGAATTGGCAGCAAAAGCCGCAGGCCTGTACGTATGTCGTGATGCGTCTGTAATTGGCGTTACAGAATTCGGGATTGACCTATGGGTAAAGGAAGAAAAATTCGGAACATATCGCGCTTGGAATCCTCTTGATGATGACGGGGATGCATTCCGTCTCGCCATGAGCCTGGATATGACGGTTAACTGCAACAGAGACTCACTAACCGTTATCGTTCAATCATGGCGTCCAAAGCTTTGCAAAGCTGTACGAGGCAACGAAAATAACGAAGATGTACGACGCGCGATTGTTGAAGTCGCAGCAATGATTGGGAAACTCTTGTAATGACCCTAACCGACCTACTCACCCTCCTAATCGCCATCTACGAAAAACACGGCGACCTACCACTCGCTACAGGCTTCGACGACCATAAGCCTATTGTGGGGGCGCTGGTGTCGGAGTTCGAACACAACTCGGATTTAGGCAAGAAGGGCGAGCTGTTTGTGGATTTTTACTGAGGGATAGATGATGAATGAATTTAAGGGGACACCTGGGCCATGGAAGTGGAACGATAGATATCTCGGCCTTAAGAATCGAGAACTCAAGCGTGATGTATTCCACTTTGAGCCATACGAAGGATTAGCTCTTAGGCCTTATGGAGAGTCGCAGGAAGCGAAAACAGAGCGGGCAGCTAACGCTAGACTGATCGCATCCGCACCTGACCTTCTATCCGCCCTCCTAGCCATAACCAACTCCGGCCCCGACGCAATACCGATCAAGGAGGCGTTTGAGATGGCGCATAGGGCGATTGAGTTGGCGAGAGGAGGAAAGGTATGACTGTCTATGTGGATGACGAGCAGATCACGTTCGGGCGCATGAAGATGAATCACATGATCGCCGACACAGACGAAGAACTGCACGAGATGGCTGACTTGATTGGCGTTCAGCGTAAATGGCATCAGAAAGCAGGTACTCCGACTAGCCACTACGACATATGCCTGTCAAAGTCTGCATTAGCCATCAAACATGGCGCAAAACTGATAGATCGCGAGCAATTACGCGACATAATCAACCGAAAGAAAGCAACAAGAAATCAATAACTTGTATACAATCCTGACCAAATAATCGCCAAGATCCCATATATTGGGATTGGAGGAAGCATGAACGACATACGCGCAAAGTTTGAAGAGATTTGGCCGGTGCCTGAGGGTGTGTACTGGCGCGACTCCAAAGGCCAGTACGGCTGTGATAACCACACTTACGAAGACGCAATGGACACGCACAATATTCGTCTCGACACCTTCACCCGCTGCCAGGAGACGACAGATGTTTATGTGTCGCTGGTGGATGAGCTGCTTAAGAGCATGAGGCTGATTGAGACAGCGAGATCAGACCTTTACGCGATTGGTGTAGCCCGCGAATCCATTGGCCGCGCTAAGCAGAAACTGGAGCAGATCAAATGATTGGATTCAAAGAGATTCAGCTTGAGTTGCCTACAGTGATCGCGCACGAGCCTATGCGTACGCCTGATCTTGGAGATTACAAGCCAGCCGGTGTGCGCCTGGCTAAGATGCTGGCTCAGTACGACGAATCGCCATCATCGCAATTGTGGAGCGACATTCAGCGGTTGGCGCGGGAAATACTGAAATGAGCAAACTATGGTGTCTTTTCGGAGTTCACGATTGGAAGATTATCGAAAAGGGTCCGTATTTGCTCACGTACTCAGATAGCAGTGATCGAAAGGAGGGACACTGGTTCCATCTGCACTGCAATCGATGCGGAAATCTTAAATACAAAAAACTCGTTTAATCTGCTTGCAAAACCACCAAAAGGCTCCTAATGTGAGCCTTTCTTTTTGGATTATTTTTGGAGGGGTGTATGACTTACGACGAACAGGTTAAGGCGCTAGAGATCAAGCATGGCTGGACGCTAGAGGAGGCCGGAGATTGCGGCTGCAATACGCGCCCTAACGGGCCATGCGAGCGATGCTGGAGTCTCGGCTGGGCAATCGGCGGGATTGAGGTGCGTGCCAAGCTTAAAGATTTTCCGGAGAACCCTTAATGCCAACGCTGAGCATCCTAGGGCT